GGTACGTGCAGGAGGATTAAGCGCAGCTAAAGAGGCCTTGGAACCAATAAGTTCATCAGTCAGAAATGTCGAAAACCTTAGGGCTGCTTGGTGTACATCATTCACGCTCGGCTTTATCTACTCTAAGAGACACTGGCCCAAACTCTTCTTTCCTAACGGTTCTAATACCACATTGCTAGAACGATGGTACAACTCTGGATACACTAACCTGACGCATCAGCAATTCAGACTGGAGGACTGGGAGGGAGTACGATTCGGGAAGACATTCGACTATGATTTCCATGTAAACTATCTTGACGTCATCGAGGATAAGTCAATCAGCAATTATCGTTCTGAGGTGGCCTCATACTGGAACCCAAAAGTGAAAGCTAGTAGCGAGAGAAGATTACTCTTAGAGATTCTACAGAGGGAAACGTTCAATGTGAGACTTATTTGTGACATAGTTGCAACACGTCAGGTCCCTCGTGACTGGAAGATCGTGTCTTTGTACCCTAAGGAACGAGAGCTGAAGGTTGCTGCACGAATGTTCTCGATGATGCCACCTGAACCACGCACCTTTTTTGTCGTGCAAGAAGCTAACACTGCCAACAATGTCTTCCCTTTTCTTCAGTCTCAAACTATGACAAGAGACAAAGTCCACACCGTCACCCGTTTCTTTTCGATGACCAACCGACGTAGCGACCCTGATGTTCTAAGGGTGTTTGTAGAATGCGATTTGTCAAGGTGGAATTTGAGATGGCGAGGGTCTATCATCAATCCTATTGCTCGTGATTTGGATGATCTTCATGGGGTGGACAATTTGTATACTTATGTGCATCAATTCTTTCAGGAGTCAATGATAGTTGTCAGGACTAAACAATCTGAACCTGACGGCATCTCTTTGCTAGATCCCCCACCAAGCGACTTACTCTGGTACAATCATTTGGGCGGCTTTGAAGGAATAGCTCAGAAAACCTGGACGATTGCAACATACGCGATGATAGACCTTGTTATGAGGAAGTTTGAAGGATCGTATGTTCTAGTCGGGCAAGGAGACAATCAAGTTCTCTGTTATGAGACATCTCGTCGATACTTTCTCAGCGAAGAAGAGGATGTCCGTGAGACAGTTGCTTCATTAACTACAGCTCTATCTCAGGGATGCGGGTTAGTTGGGCAAGATCTAAAGCCAGAAGAGTGCATAGAGTCCCGGACTTGCATTACGTACAGCAAACGAGTTTATCTCGATGGGATTGAAAGGTTCTTAACTGCGAAGTTCTTTTCTCGTTGTTTTGCCAAGACCTCTGAAGAGA